TGATTTGATAATACTAATTTAACCATTTTATTCTCCTATTTAATTTTGATGTAAGGGCGATTTCTCGCCCTCACAAAGTATCATACTATTGGATAGATGAATCGTAATGTAATTCAATTCCGTAAGAGTCATGGATTTCTCCAACACCATATACAGAAGTTGCAACGATTTCGTCTGCTCTAAGAGAAGCATCTCTTTGAGTTTCCACTTTAACATCTTGCATCATAGCGATTGCTAATGCGTCTTTGTGGAACGCACCACCTTTGTAATCACCAGCTGTTCCTGTATTTGCTAAATTTGAAGTTTCAAATACATTCATACCAGCTAATTTACCAACAAAGCCTGATCTTAGTGCTTCGTTAGAACTTTCTGTGTCTAAACCAGCAAAAGTATTAGTCATGCCAGATTTTAGGTCATAAGCGATTTTAGGGTGTAGAACAACTGCACATTCATTAGTCGGTAAAGAACTTGCTCTTAAAGTTGAAAGAGCATTAAAGATTACAGCTGGAGAAATAGCACCTGTGCCATCTCCTAATGCAGTTGAAAAGCCATCAAACAATACAGTTAAATCTGCGTCTTGTTTTCTTGCTAATCCCTCTCCAAACAATTTACCAATATCTCCAGCAACATTTCTTGGTGCTGAGTTTCTTGCTAAATCAGTTAGAGTAGTCATAACACCAACTTCTGATGCTGTAATAGTAACAGATGTTGGGTTGATTGCTGTGTTAGAAAGATCAGTTGCTTCTGCTACTGCCGCCGCACTAACTTGTGCATAGACAGGAACTTCAACTGCTTTTCCACCACCTGTGATCGCATAGTTTTTAACTAAGTTTCTCATGATGGATTTTTCAGATGCTACGAATTGAGCTTCTGCTACTATCTCTGTGTATAGTTCCGATAGTGTAGAACTTGTGCTTTCGTTTGCCATGTTATTATCCTATTAAGTTTATTTATTGTTTAAATTAATCTCAACAGCACCAGAATCTCTTTTTTTCCTATATTCTGCATAGGCTTTTTTATCCTCTGGTTTTGTTAAGTCTAAGTCCTGTAATGAAAAGGGTTTTACAGTTTTACCACCGATAGCACTCTGGCTTCCTGAACCAGACAAAGACCCTTGACGGAAATGTGGGTTAGCATCTAAAAACTCTTTAACTCTATCTTCTATCGTTAATAGTTCTCCTTGTGGATTATATCTTACATTAGAATTATTATCAACTATTTCTATACGACCATCATCAGTATATTTAACTTCATCTTTTAATAAAGATACGACTTGTTGTGCATTGATAGATTTTTCTCTATTAGCAACAGATAAGATTGAGTTATCAACTTTTTCTTTTTTAATCTGTGTTTTATATCTGTTAAGTTCAGAGTCTTTTTCAGATAATCTATCTTGCATAATCTTCTCAATATCAGCTTTAGATTTAGCTTCTTTTAATTGCTGTTCTTTTAGCAGTTCAGCTTTTTTACTTTCTTCTGCTTCAAGAATCTTTTGTGTTTTTCTTTGTTCAGCTTCAAGTCTTGTTTTGATTATGTTATCTAATTGCTCTTGTGTAAAAGTTTGTTGCTTTGGTGTTTCTACTTTTACTTCTTCTTTTGTTTCTGCTTGTTCGTTTGTCGGTTGAACTACCTCTGTTTCTTGCGTCATAAGACTCCTATTGGTTAATTGTTATCGTTTATCATTACTTTTTAATTAAATCAATATGTCTGGGTCATTTGCATCATAACCAAGAAATTCAATTAATTCTGTTTTAGATATAGGTTTATTGTCAGACATGGCTTTATTCATCATATAAATCAACTCATTTTTACTATCTTCTTTTAAATTAATAGTGTCTAAATCGTGATCTTCTCCGAATCTATCAACATATATTCCTAATAATTGTTCAAAATCCATTATAATAATTTACTCCTTTCCATTATTTCATTAAATGATTTAGTTGTATTAGGTGCAAAATAATTCATTAATTTTATATATGCTTCTTTATTTTTAGTATTTGATAATACATTATATTGAGCAAATGCTTCTGTGGAATGTAAATATGTTACATCTCCATAACCTCTAGCAAATGTTTTAGTTCTAAATGCTTTTTTGTAATATGCTTGTTTATGTCCATATCCAATAGTGTTATCAGATATAGAACCTACATAATCTGCAAATTTAGTTAAAAAACTGCCATTATTAAAATATTGTCTAGTTGATAGATTTTCAGATACACCATTTGCTAATGTGTATTTTGTAAATTTACCATATCTTGAAGCAACTACTTTGTATTTAATTTGTAATACATAATTGACAGTAGTTAATGAAGTTGGGTCATAAGTAATTCCAACATCTGATAACAATGCTTTTACTTCATTAACATTTAAAGGAAAATTTTTTGCATTAATAGTATCTTCTATAAATTTTGTTTGTATGGCAATTTTTTCTGATATTGATTTTCCTGTAATTTTGTTAATAATTGATCTTTTTTCATTTTCAATACTAGGTAATCCAATTTTAAGATTGTCTTTTAATAATTTTCTATCTGACATAATTTCTTGTTGAGCAATATTACTAATTTGTAACCCTTTTGGATTTTTTGATGAATCTAAAACATCATCTATTAATTTAGTTCCTAATATTTTTTTATTGGCATTTGGAATAAATTTTTCTGCTAATTTTCTATCAGCAACTAATATTCTTGCTATATTATGATCTAATCTATGTCCATATTCATGTGTAAAAGTTCTTAATGTAGCTATATTTTCAAAATCTAATTCACTCATATTAATTGAGTCATTAGATGGTCTATAAAATGCACTCTCTTTTATTTTTTGAATTGGTGGTAATTTAGGTGTTTTCTTAATCATTCTAGTAAAGTTTGTTGCAGTAGTACCAAATGCTAAAGGTAGCCAAGTTTTTTCTTCTGTAGAAGTATCTCCAAATATAGATTGTGCTGGTTTTGTATCTTGTTTAGAATCTATTAAAGATACTGCATCATCTCCATCTTCTTCGTACCAATCAGGATTAACATAACTAAATTGATGTCTGCAATTATATCCACCTCTAACTACCATTGGAGTTCCTGACTTCTTACCTTTCCATGGATTGCTATTCCATATTCTAGTTATATCATCAATAGTGTAAATACCTTTTCCACTTCTATCATAAACTCCATTAATCATATTTTTACAATGTGATCTTGATGTAGGTATTATATCTCCATAGTATTTTACATAAGTTAAACCAGCATCTTTAGCTTTATTAAAGTTTAGTGTGGCATCAAAATCTCTTAATGAGTCGTTTAATATCTGACCAGCATATCGTTTCATATTTTCGCCAACTCTTGTACTTGCGTATTTAGTTTGAAGTATCTTAACTGCACTATCTACTCTTGATGCTAATGCTGGGTTATCTCTGTTGTTTTTTACATAATCTACTAATCTATTTACTGCTGGGTCGCTTGAAGTAGCATAGATTCCATTGATTGATTCTCGTAATTCTTTTTCTAATACAGTAAATTCAGTTCCAACTAATGTGTTTTGATAGACTTTATCTGACAGTATTCTTGTGAAGTTATTAGATACATCTTTAAACTGTGTGTAATATTGTTTTTTAAGATTCTGAACTAATGCTAAATCTCCTTTTGTTAATTCTTGAAATTCAGGTGGTATAAGTCCAATAGTTTTAAATTGTCTTTCTACTCTTTTTGCTTGTTCTCCAAATCCTTTTCTAACAACCCTATCTGCAAATGGTAAATATTCTTTATCAAGTATTGCTTTAATCTTTGGTCTTATTGCTATTGCACTTTGTAACTCAATTAATTTACCAGCTTGTCTTGGAAGTTGTTGATCTGCTAATGATACGATTTGTGCTTCTATTCTGTCTAATGTTTGGGTAAGTTGTTTGTAATATTCTATCTCGGCTTTCTCTATGCCACTAATACGATATTTCGTTAAATCTTTTACTATATCTGACATTCATTAAATTTCTTCTTCAGCTACTGTTTCTTGTTGTACTTCGTCTTGTGTAAATTCTCCAACTTCTGATTTAGCATCTATCTCATCAAATATATCATTTAGCTTTTCATCATCATCAACTACTGCTCTTGCAATTTCTTTATCTACTTCTTTATTAAAAGTAGGAGATCCAATGTTTAATGCTTTAGCTTGTTGGAAATACATAAGATCACTTGCATAATCTCTAATGTTAAATGAATCAGGATAATTTATTTCTCCATCATATTTTACATTTTGAAATAGTGCATATAGTTTAAATAATTGTTCTTCTGCTATTTGTAAGTTATCAGCTTTTTCAGATAGTCTAGCATTAAGTAATTCAAATTCTGTTTGTAAAGCTACACCAGATGATACTTGTGTCTTTGTACTTCTGATAGCACCTGTATGTGCAATTCTATTTATAGCATCTACTTTGTGTCTTATTGATTCCATAATAGCTTGTAAGTTTTGACCAGATGGTTGTAGTAAGTATGGTTTTAAATTTGGTTCCATCTCATCAGGCATTTCTATAACAGCACCAGCACCAGCACTTGCATTAACACTTGGAGTCTTAACTAATGATGGGTGGTTTGTTAATCTAATTAATTGTTCCATTTCAGAGTATTCGTTATAAATAGATTTTTGTAAGTCAGCTATATCTGTTAAATCTGATTGACCAATTCCTCTCTTATGAGATTTAGAATTGTATAAAATAACTGCTGGTATTTTGCCAATCTGGTTTGTGGCAGTATCTAGTAATCTAGGTTCTGAATCTTTAGGAAGATATACTGTGTCAATCCTATCAGGAAACCATAGTCTAAAATACTGTCCACCTTGTCTATCTACTTCTTCTCTTACTTTTAGATAGTCAAGTTCATACTTACCATTTTGAAGTCTTGTAAAATTCCAATCAAAAACATTTTCAGGAGTTAAGATTGATAAGTAGGGTCTGATATTTTGTTCTAGTTCTTCTGCTTGTGTGTTAGTCGTGATATTAGGTTTATCTAAAATCATAAAACAATGACCATAAATAGACGCATAGTTTTGAGCCTGTTTAATTACAGAGTTTAAATTATTACCCTCTAAATCAGCATCTTTTAAAAATGATTCTAAACTAGCCTCATCTTGCATAGAAGCAAAATCTCTACTCGGTCTAACTCTAAATAAAAATGATGAATAAATTTGTATAATATTTTTACAATGATTATCACATGGAGTATTTGCTAATCTTTGATTAAACTCGTTATCTAATTCTAAATTATATCTGTTAAGATATTGTCCTACCATATAATCATAGCCACCATTATACGATCTGATGTAATACTGCCAATTAGTAACTGTTTCTTGATAATCTTTATGAAGTTCTGTAACTGAATCTCTATTATATGCCATAACTATTTAATTGCCCATCTTGTCGGTTTAGAATAAATACTCTGAGTAGTTAATGGTTTTAAATAATCAATCATGTAACCTAAAGCATCATTCATATGATCGAATCCATCTTCCTTATCAGGAATATTTGTATTCTCCTTATATATTTGTCTTTGTAAACCTTTTATCAATGTTTTGCAAGAATGTGAAACAAAAATATGCCTAACCCCATTAGAATCTTTGAGTTTAGAATTAACTGCATTAACTCTATCTCGTATCGCTGGGTGTTTAAATTTTACTTTAACTTTAAATCCAGCATTTTGTAAAATAGATAAATCAGTTCTTCCACCAGCAGATGTTTTTCTTTGTCTTGAAGCTGGGTCAGGATATATAAATATAGGAATCTTTGTTCCATATCTATCTCGTAATTCTTGACACATTTCGTCAGTATTACTTGAATAAATGACTACTTCATCTAAAAAATAAATTTTATCTTTTTCTATCTGTCCAACACAAGCACTCATTGGATCAACGTTAAAGTCCATGCCAATATGTAAAGGCTTTTCCCAATCTATCTGTCGTTTAACAACATTATCTACAGGGTGGAAATTATAATAAACACTTCCAGCATAATTTTCAAATGTACCCTCAAACTCTTGTCTAAAAGTTCTTATATCTATGTCTTGTTTAGCTTGTTCTATTTCTTCTTTTGTAACCATTCCACCTTGAACAGTAGTGAATTGGTAACTATCCCATTCATCATCTTGCTTACCTTTAAGATACATTTCATAAGACCAATTTCCATAGCCTTTAGGAGTTCCACACATTAAAACACTTCCAAGTGTATCACTAACACTAGCACGTAAAACTTCAAACCATGCTCGTTTATCTATATCTGCAAATTCATCTAATATTAAAAAGTTTAATCCACTACCTCTTAATGAGTCATAGTTATCAGCACCTTTTAATGAGATTGTACTATTAGATTTTCTAACTGTGATAGTCATAGTGGTTTCGTTAATATCTTCTATCCAATTAAATTGATTTAATAATTCTTTAAGACTAGCCCATGCAATCTCTTTAGCCATTTTAAATGTTGGTGCTACATACCATATTTTTTGATTTGGTTGTGATGCATATTTCATCATCTCTGTTATACAAAGATATGTTTTACCAAATCTACGACCACTTATAAGAACTCTAAATCTTGCTTGACTAGATGATACTTTAAGTTGGGGTTTTGTCAGGGTTATTTTCATTACAGAAATAAGTAATATATAATTTTTCCTTGTTAAATTTTTCTTCAAGTTTATTAGTTACTTGAATTGTTGCAACTGCACCAGCTTTGGTACATTCTGTCCATGAATTATAAACTTTATCATGTACTACAGGAGTATTACACATTCCTGTAATTGCAGAACATATTGCATAAGCTAATATAAATTTCATTAGCTTAATGGGTTTTTAGATGATTCTTTTAACTCTTGTATCTCTAACTTTAAAACTTCTATTTCTTTTTGTAATATTTTAATAGCAGAATTATCATGAACATGATCGTTATTATGACCATGTGTTTTAAGTTTCTCTTTAATCACAGCAATATCTGTGTTGTTATCTGTTATTGTAAATCCATTAGTTTCTATTGCTAGTCTATTAGATTCTACTAATTCAACTGACGCAATATCTATTGACTTTGAGGCTTCCGTTAATTGATTAACTCTTAATTCCATTTTTGCAAACTTACTAAATCCTACACCTATTGAAGATATAAGCCCAATAACTACAACAATATTTGTAAGATTTTTCTTTATTTCATTAACCATTCTTCAACTCCTGTAATTCTAAAAGTAATAGTCTTTTCTTTGACTTAATTTCATTTAGTTTTTTAATCTTAACTTCCATTATATCATTAGCAGTATATTTAACTAAATCAACATTTGCATATATAGACCTATTATCAAATATCTCGATCTGTTTCAAATAAATATCTTTAGGCTTGTAAAACTCCACATTATTATAAGCTACTAATGAAGCCTGATCGCTTTGCATAGCATCTAGTTTTATTATGTTTTTAATAGTCAAGTTCTTAGCACTATCTTTTATCTGGGCATCTACTTTGGCCATAATCTTATCTATCTTTGGCTTTTTAGTTTTCTTACTTACTACTTTTGTTTTAACTTCTTCTTTAGGTGCTTCTTCTTTAGCTTCTTGTGGTGCTTCCTCAATAACTTCTTCCTCTTTAGTTTCTTCTGCAATCTGCTCTGGTTCTTCCTCAATTATTTCTTCTGGCATTTCCTCTTTAGCCTCTTTAATTATTTCTTCTGTGATAACTTCTTCTTCTGGCTTTTCTTCAATAATTTCTTTTACAGCTTCAGGCATTTCTTCTATAATCTCAGGCTCTTTTTCAGGCATAGTTATTATCTCAATAAATTCTTTGATCTCTATTTCTTCTTCCACTAATTCCATAGTCATAGGCTCATTAAAAAATTCTATAACTTCAAACTTTTCTTCAAATTGTAAATCTTCTTCTGGTTTAAACTCAGTAAATAAATCAATTAATTCTTGCTCTACTAATTCTTCTATATCTGGAGAATAGGTATAATCAATAATAAGTGATGGGTTTTTTAAATCAGCACCATAGTGTCCTGTAGTATTAGGAACAGAAAATTCATATTTTAAACTAACATCATAATCTTGAGCAGTATTAGAATTAAATATCATAGTATCTGTCATAGTGCCATAACCACAACCATTAAAGGTAGCACAATTCCCTGATAATATTCTATTCTGTGTTAATATATTTCCACTATCGTCTGTTGTTTTAATAGTTTGTGTAACTGATTGTGAATTATTATTCCAAAACCAAACTTCTGATGAACCTATTATTTCAAATCCGTTGTTTAGTGAACCTTTATTTACATTAGAATCATTTAAAGAAATACTATCAGATTCTACATACTTACCATTTACTCCAGCTATTGTACTATTACCATGTTTAGTATTTATGTTTGTGCCTGACCAACCAGAAGTAAAATCTTGTGAAACTAAATTATTTGTTGTTTCTGCTAAAGAAGTTGTAAGGGTTAAGAGCATCAGCCCACTTATTAGAAAGATAATTCGCATATGCAAATCCTATTATTATTGTTATTATCCAAATCATTATTGCCTTACTGAATCTATAAAATTATAAACTCTACCAAATTGTTTATCAATACTTATTAAATCTTGTTGTATCATATTAACTAAAATTTGTAATTCCATTAATGTAACTAATGTCCATGTTGCTAAACCTAATAGAATTGTACCTAGTAAACCTATTAACATTGTATTAGTTTTTCTTGTCATTTAGTGTGTAGTTCTAATTTTTTAGCTTCTGCTTTATTAATCCTCTTATCAATCTTTTCTCTTTTTTTAATTCGTTTTACATAAGTTTCATAATCTGGTCTTTCAAATTCATATTTATTCCATATTGCTAGTGCTTCTTTACCAATCTTTCCATCTACAGGGCATGGAGTTCCAGCATTAATCATAGCCTCAAAGACTCGTTCATCTTGACACAATAAAGCCACACTTCCTACTTTCATTCCAAAGTCATATAATACTTTTGCTAATTTAATTCTTTCACAGTTCATATCTCTGTTTGTTTTACCACCTGAAAAGCCTGTACCAAATGTTTGAATACCTACTGATACTCCTGTTGCACAAACATCTTGTGATTGAGCAGAAAAAGATGGTGCTGACGCAGTTGGTGGTGCAGACTTAACATTAGAATGATTAGTAGAGTTTGATGTAGTGCTTGATGATGAACCTGATTGATAGGTTGTACTAGATTCTGAGGTATATCCACCCTCAATAGATGTATTTGAGCCTGATGTATTTGTTTGTGTACTATCAGGATATGCTGGTTTAATAAATGCTAACAAACAAAATAAAACTACTAATATCCCTGTAAAATAATAATTCATGCCTAACCTCATGTGGCATAAATATCATAAAACTATCTTTTAAAAAACCTTTTTCTCCATTCGTGGCAAACATAGGTATCTTTAACACCTTTGCTTCCCCACCTACCACAGAATGATCTACGATTACTGTAAAGTCCACAGTTACCACAGGCCTCTGATTTTAAACTTTTATGAAATGATTGTGGTAAAGAATAATCTATGATCTCTCCATTAGGATAAAAATTACTTCTTTTTTTGTCCATTAATCATCTCTACTATTTTATTTAATTTTCTTAAAGCAATATCTCTTTGTATCTTAACTTGTTCTAATTCTTCTTTCATTTTTTCTTTTTCTAATCTTAATTTTAAATTAATATTATTACCTATTCTTTGATCTATTTGCATATCATATTCCTTGTTGATTATATTTTTTATATGATCTTCGTTTATTTTTATTCATAGATGAAGTCTTAACTCTCCCACCACCTATTGAAGTTCTTTTATGTTTCTTTTCATAGACAACAATCGTGCCATATACATTACCCTTTTTCTTTGCCATTCAAGTCTTTTACTTCTTCTGCTTTAGCTTCTATAATTAATGGTAAAGGCTCAACAATAGACTCGGTTTGTGTTCTATCTTTCATACCTAGATAGTTTTTACTTAACCATATCTGCATATGAGTATTATCTTTCTTAACAGCTTTATCCCACATCTTCTTTCTTAAACTAGCTTTTCCCTTTTCTTTAAACTGCTCTACAATATCTGCATAATTTCGTTTAAGTGTTTTAGCTGATATATTTAAAACACTAGCAATTTCATAGTCTGGACAGCCAATAGATGCTAGATTCTTTAAGATTTCTATATCAACCACTATTTTAGGTCTTCCAGCACCTTGCCTTTTTTCTGTTGTATTTGCCTTAATTTTGTCCATTTTCCAATTCTGCTTTTAAGCCTGTAAAATCTTCCCATCTTTTAATAATAACATCTACATAATGAGGTTCAAACTCCATCATATAACATTTTTTATTTTTTTTTTCAGAAGCAATTAATGTTGAACCACTACCACCAAATAAGTCTAACACACTATCAAATTCTCTAAAATAATCAAAACTCCATTCTGCTAATGCAACTGGTTTTTGAGTAGGATGAACTCTTTTTTGACCATGCTCTGACCCTTTTACTAGTCCCATCCATAAATGTCTAAATACTCTAATTGATGACCATTTTGATTTAACCCATGCCATTTCTGCATCAGAATTAGTATTTTTATATTTATCTTCTGTTCGTTTATCCCATACAAACCAATTATTTGATTGTGGTAAAGAATGACAATAATAATTAGCACCCCACCATACTTGTCTTGGTATATTTAAAACTCCCTCTACAATATTATATGCTTCTATTGCATAATCTATTGTGTCATCTTTAAAATCTTTATAAACAACACCTTTAGCTATAATTTTACTATTAGAATTTCCTAAATTTCCTCTTCCTACTCTATTGCCTGATTCATTAATTCCATAAGGTGGGTCGGTATAGATTAAATCTATCTTGTTATTATTTATAAGTTTTTTAACATCATCTTCTTTAGTGCTATCCCCACACATAACTCTATGATTACCAAGTTTCCAAATATCTCCTAGTTTAGTTATAGGTTCTTCAGGTGCTTCAGGAACTGCATCTTCATCAGTTAAACCTTGTTTTTCCTCGAATAATATATCGTTTAATTGATCTTCGTTAAAACCTAATAAATCTAATTTAAAGTCTTTATCCTCTAAATCTTTTATTTCCATTTTAAGTAATTCACTATCCCACTCAGATTCTTCAGCAGTTCTATTATCAGCTATTCTATATGCGTTTATCTGTTCAGGTGTGAGATTATCAGCAATAGTTATTGGTACTTCTTTATAGCCTAATTTTTTAGAGGCTCTATACCTAGTGTGGCCTACAACAATAATTCTATCTTTATCAACTACAATAGGCTGTCTAAAGCCATATTCTTTTAAAGACATGGCAACTTTATCAATAGCTGAATCTTTTAATTTTCTCGGATTGTTCTCATAAGGTTTTATAGTATTTATATCGGCTGTTTCTATTTTCATTATATCTCCAATTTTTTCATCTCTTTTATGCAACCAATAGGAAAGACATTTCTATCACTAAAAGATTCTTCATTCTCATCATAACTAGCAAATGTTTTTAAATGTTTATTATCTTTAGAATAGACATATCCTGTAGTTGTCATTAAAGCTGGTTTCATTAAATCAAATTCTTTAATTCCAGCATGGCCTGAATCTCCTAGAATGTCATACCATTTAATCTCATAAAAGTAGTACTTCTTGTTAGAAATTGAAATGTGTCTAAATTTTGACTTTTTTCTGACCATTTAGTGCTTTTTATTATTATCGCTTTCTACTATGGCCTTATAAAATTCAAGTTGCATCTTTAACCTTTTATTTTCAATAGAGAGATTAATCAATCTTTTTCTTACATACTTAAAAATTCTTAATAAACCAATCATTGATAATCTTTAATAGGCTCATCTTTCCATTTATGTTTTAAGTATTTTTTTTGGCCTTTTTGCAGAATATTATACTCTCCCCAATCTCCAATATTTTTATACCCATTATTCACAACCTTATCTTTGCTAGACTTACCATTTGATATATGTGTATTGATACTGTGTATTGACACTTGTTGCGATAGGTGGGCTGTAGGTGGTTTTTCTGAATCTACATACTGATATAAGTCGTAATTTATAAGGTTAATAATCGATACTTTTCGGCTAGGGTGGTTGTTGCTGGGCTGTAGCTGGGTCGTTCTAGTGCTTATCATTTTCCTACGCACAAGCCGTAGTATGAAAGACCTCATTTCAGAATATGTCATACCAAATCTTTTAGCTGTAACCCTTAAAGGCATAATGGCCTCGCCTCGTTTTATAAAAACATCTGAGTCTAAAAATTTTAGAGTAACATCTCTATGTGATGCAGATGATATAAAATATATCCAACAACTCGCCTGTAATAAGTTTTTAAATACAGGGCTAGAATATATATCCCTATATAAAATAAAATAACCTCTCTTTTTAGCCATTACTCACTCTCTTTCTCGATCATCTCGATTAATTGTTTTTTTGAATATCTATTTAATAGAGTCTTAATTATATTTGTGGTCTTTTTTTGTTTCTCATATTCTCTAGCTTTATTACTAGATACAACCTCAAAATGCTCATCTCTCATTTCAGCCATTGTTCTCTCCATTGTTATAGTTAAAAAAATTATTAGCTTCTTCTATATTTTCAATCTCTTTTAAAGTTTTTTGTAACATTTCGTGTTCTGTACCATACATAGCTTCAAACTCTTGCTTACAGTTGTGAATACTGAATTGTCCTTGATGATGTTCTCTGCAAAGAGGAATTGTTTGGTAGTGGCTCGATCTCATACCCATTCCCAAGCCTATCGGCCTGATGTGATGTACGTTAGCTGGTCTTTGACATACAAGACACCCTAAACTAGCAACCTTGTTTAAATGCTCTCTTTCGAGCCTTGTCGCTACTTTCTTCTTTGCCATACGATTGCTTGTTTTCCATATTTAGTTTTTCTAGTCTTACCAGAATTTTCTATTAAGTTTAATTCTTGTAGTTCGTGAACCCTACCACAAACAGAACTTAAAGGCATATCTAACTCATCTGATATTTCATAATTAGTTAATGCGTTAAGTTTTATAAGATCATAGACTTGCTCTCTTTTAGTCTTTAATTTTGGCTTTTGTTTGTTATAGGCAGATTTGCTAGTATCGGTATAGTTGTGCGATTTATAATCAGTATCAAATATATCTAACTGTTTCATTTGTTCTCCGTTAATTTAATTAATTTACTTAATTGTTTTTTAGCTAATACATATTGGTCATAGAGATTTTTTTTATCTTTCTTAACTCTATCATACTCTCTACCATTACTTGACATATATGCTTCAAACATATCTTCAACATCATTTGCTGGGTCTAAAACTTCACTATCTATTAAAGATATTTGATTTTCTGAATCTATGTTTAAATAATGATTTACTTCTTTATCTAAATCTATTTCAGAATATTTGCCATTATATTTTTTTTTGTAATCAGCAATCCAATCAAGAACTTTATCATGTATTCTATTCTGTTCTTTTTCTGGAAGTAAAATATATTTTGGATTTTCTGATTTATCGTTAGGGTCAATTTCACATAAATCTATTTGCCAATCAACTCCTGTTAAATAATCAAATAGCATTTTTTGTGCCATATCATTTAAGTATATTTTCATTTTTTATCTCTCTTGTAGGTGCTGGGTCGGAGAGAGAGGCCAACCCAACACGATTAAGTATATGATATGAAAATAAATACTTATATCCTTTCGGATAATTCTCTCTAACATATTTTTTATTTATAATCATATCTTTAATTGATTCGTTTTTTATATTTGATTTGTTTAAATTGCAAGAATTAAAACACAAGTTGTTAAAATAGTTAAAAAAGCTATATTTTATGCGATAAATTAGCTATTGCATAATGCAACCTATTTTTATAGATTATTCGTATGTTAAATAAATTAACTAACAACAAACAAGGAGAGAGCATAATGAAAAAAATAGGAATAAGTAAATTATTTGATGCGATTAGTTTAAATTTTGAAATTGCAAAAAATGTACTTTATGGAAGTTTTGTACAAGATTCTGCTTTTAGAAAATTTATTAATTCAAATCTAAATACACACCCTGATGATGTATGTGATTATCTTTCTAAAAATAATAAATATTTTATGATTGATTTTTATAGAACATCTAAGTTTAAATTTAAGGAGAGTAAATAATGAAAAAAATAGCATACTACACTTTAGGTTTTACTTTTTCAGTATTAAGTTTAACTGCAATCATGTTAGGTTGCTTACACGTTTGGAGTATATAATGAAAGAAGTTATAAAAGTTATTAAAGAAAATTTATCTTTTAACCAATTACCTAAAGATATTAAAAAAGGTATAATTAATAATGAAGCATCTTCAATGTTAATTACTTTTGATGAGGGAGTTTATACAAAAAAAACTGCCTTAATAGATGCAAAACACCACTATGAAAATTTTGATGATAATCAATATATTTTATATCAATCAAATATTCATGGAATAAAATCAGAAAATCAAGAAGATTTTTATAGAGAGGAGTATTAATGAGAATACCAACTAACTCAAACTTTACTAAAGAGATACAAAAAAAACTACAAAGAATACTTAATCCTCAAACTACATTAGAGGAGTTACAAAATTTACAGGACGAGATGAAGATGATTAACCCTGTAGATACTCATTTGTTAAATCAAGTGAGTCAACTAAAGGAAAAAGCAAATGGACAAGAAACTTCCAAAGTTGCAAATGCAGTACGACAAGTTCATAACGAAAGAAAAGGATTTGTTGCAGAAACTGTTAGCACTAAAGGAAAAGAAAAAAGTTACAGCTTGGAAACTACATCAAATTAAATACCATCAAGTAACTTTATAACGAGAGAGGATAAAAAAGATATGAAAAAAATGATACTTACCCTAGCGATCTCTTGCACCCTATTATCTGCGTGTGCGTATAAACCCTTAATAGATACGAGTGGTAGGTCAGGAACTTTTAACACAGATCAGGCTAGAGAAATAACTAACGATACTCAACATTGTAAAACACTTGCAAAAGAAAATACTACTTTTGTTGGCAATATTGTTTATTGGTCTTTAAGCCCAACTATGGACACAAAATACGAGTCTATTACTAGAAAATGTTTAACAAAGAGAGGTCATAGTGTACTTAACTAATAATAACCAAATAGGAATACCAATGCACAGAAGAACTAATACAACAATAGAAGAAGTAAATAAATCAATCGAGGAACTATCACTACAATGGAATGTTAGTGAAAAAGATAATCTTAAAATAGCAACTTGTATTATAGGGTTACAATTAAGAAAGATTAGATTGATGAGAGGTAGAACCCAATCAAGAGTGGCCAAAGCTGTAAATGTTACGTTCCAACAAATACAGAAATATGAGAGAGGACAAAATGCTATATCTATAAATATAATGATGAAATTATGTGAATATTTAGATGTATCAGTTGACTTTTTTATTAAGCCATTAGAAGATAAGCAATTAACATTTTTAAAAAGGAGAGAGAATGTATATCAGATCAAGCAAGACTTTGTGGCAAGATAAACGTATCAAAGCCATGAATAGAATAATTAAGAAAAATCATTTTAAAACAGAACACTTTATAGAAGAATATAATAGGGTGTGTGTTTCAAAAGCTAAAAACAAACAACAATATAAGGGAGAGAATAATGGCAATTCATAAGCTAGAACATGGTCATACGATTGAGTTTAATGAAGAAAAGCACGTCTATATACATAACAACGATTATGTAGTTGGAATGAGTACACTACTTGGAAAGTTAGCAAGTCCAGCATTAGAGAATTGGAAGATTAGCCAACAAGTTAATGCTATTAAAACTGAAATGGAAAGATCAGGTATTCCAATAGATCAAATACAAAAAATAGTTACTAATGCTAAATCTAATGCAAGAAAGTCAGGAGATAATATTTTAAATATAGGCTCTATGGTTCATAAGTTTTGTGAGATGTGGCTTAAAGGAGAAAAATTTACTGACCCAAGCGACCCTGTTATATTAAGTTGCTTTGAAAAGTTTAAAAGGTTTTGGACTAAACATAAGTTAAAAGTTGTTGAGTCTGAAAAGGTTTTATATTCTGAACGTGGGTTTTGTGGAACTTTAGATTTAATTGCTAAAGACTCACAGAATAACCTATGGCTTATAGATATAAAAACTTCAAAAGGTTTGTTTCTAAATATGGTTCATCAACTACATGGATATAAGTTGGCCTATGAAGAACAAACAGGAAAGAAAATCAATAAGATGTATATAGTTAGACTCCCAAAAGATAGTGGAGATTTTGAAGCTAGACACGTCTTATACAAAAAGGAACACTTAAAAGCATTTCTTGGATTATTAAGTTGTCATAAGTCCGAGTTGTTGTTTAACGAGTCAGTACGCAATTATAACAAACTAAAAAAAGGAAAAAAAAATGTATCAACAAAATAAATCAAATAATGATTACTGTGCCTTAGATTTATACTTAAATCCGACAGGCAATAAATCGCCTAAATATGAATTTAAGGCAAATGCTGAAAGTCTATTTACTTGTAGCTTAACAAAAAAAAAATATAAACTATCACAATTTAATGAATGGTATATGACAGAGGGAGTTCAAAACTTTGCCAAACAAGGTCATACGCCTAAATGGTATGCTAAAACTCAAATGATAGAAACTCCAAAACCATACGATAAAGGAGATACGCAAATGAAGTTAAGTTATATTATGATTAAACCTTACAAACCTAGTGCCAATGTAGATGGAATGAAAACTGTTGGTCAATCTATTCCACAGTACACACCACAACCAATGACACAGGCTCAACCCTCTGCACCAGATAATGCTGTTCCTGTTAATAATATGTCTGATATGGATGATGAGATTCCATTTTAATTATGATCGATAAAGTTAGCGATACTCATTATAATCTTGTTAGCGATCTCTATAAATTAAAAAAAGATTTCGCTATTAAGTTAGAGGAAATACAATGCTTGTATATGGAAGTTAAACAACAAAGAAATTTAGCTGAAAAATACGAATTAGAAAATAAACATTTAAAACAACAAATAAAACAGTTAGAAGAAGAAGCAGAGGAGATGTTATTATATCCATGATGATATATGGTCGCCCAATACGAAATGGATTCTTAAAGATAATTGCTATAATATTTTTTATTGTTATAGCAATAACTTTAATGTCTTGTGATAAGTTAGATTTTGACCCAACAACAACTACACTAAAATATATTTTAAAGGAGAAAAAGAATGAGCAACCTATTAAGTAATAAATCGTATGAAGAATTAGAAAAAGCATCTAACGAATGGAGTATAGCACATGGTAAAGCTATAATTCTACACGAGGGATTAAAAGCCATGTATTCAAAATGTTTTTTAAGACATAAGCTAGACTCTAAAACAGTTATTGAAGCTGAACATAAGGCCAGACAAGATGAAGATTATAAAAAAATTGTTGATGCTTATGCAGAAGCTGAAATTAATTTAGTAAAATGTCGTTATCATTATAATAATTTAGATAAGTATGTAAGTTTAAAACAATCAGAGTTAAAAAGAGATTTAGCTTTGAATAATAAAGTTTAATGAATTCTACTAACGAAAGTTGGATTGCTCCTTTGTTTATCTGTTAGTAGATAAAGTCATTAGCGAGAGTTAATGATTTGGTAGGGTGGTTTGCTCTCTCTTGCCACCCTATTTAATGTCTAGTAATTTCAAAATATTTTAAACTAGTTTTAGATGTGATGGGAGTTTCTGTATAGTTATAATCTATAAGTTCTACTTCTGGGTTCTTTTTTATATCAGAAATCATTCTATTTAATTTAGTCTTATTAGGTACAACATCTATAAATCGAAAAGAACAAAAATGACCCCCATATGGATTTTGAGAAATTTCTAATCTAAATTCTACATCTATAATTACTGCGTCTATGTCCATTAGACATATTACTTCTTTTTGTTTCGGTTTAAAACCTTATCTGTCATTTTAGTTGAGAATGTTGCTGTGAATACTATAATTAACAAGTACCATACTGAATCAGGTAAATCATTAATAATCTCTACCCATGCTCTAAAGTTATCTCTTGTGCTTTCAAAAAACCCAGTAGTCAACATTCCTACAAGCCAAATTAATAATATCTCATCTTTAAATGATTTATCTTGTGATTTAATTCTTTGAACATCAACTTCTTTACAGGCCTCTATTTCAGCTTGTCTAATAGTCTTAACTTTTTCTGCTTTATGTTTAAAATGTTCGGTAGCCTTGTTGAACACCATTTTTGTCAGAGGATTTTTTAATAAAGCTAACCACATATTATATACTTCCTGTTACGAATATTATTACTGTCCAATATACCATAAGAATTGAATAAATTAAATAAGTGAAGTTCATTCATTTCTAATATTCCTTATTTTTTATTTTGCAACTCTTTTGCGAGTTCGCAGTAGTGAATTATCTTATTCCACTTCTCATCAGGGTTTTCTCCATCTTTTTTTCGGAGTGCGTATTTTACAATATTACCTTGTATGAAATCAAGTTTATTTGCTACTATAAACTCAATAGGCTGTATCTTATATTGTTTGTAGTGTGTACCACCTATTTGCTTGTCAGTAGCTTTCTCTGTGGCTCTCTGTGGCTTTAACTTAAACAATTTTGCCTATCCACTTACCTTTATTGTCTAAAACCATAGGGAGTAGTCTTGGAATACCATTTAGTATAACTGCACAACCTATGATAAACCTAGTCTTAAAATTTTTAGCATAAGCAAAAGCCATGCTCTTTTGATTAATTAAACAACCTACGTTCATTCCAAAAAATAGGTTATCTGGGTTCGCCCACCAACTAATAACAAACTTAGTATGATAATGACCTTGAACACAACTCATTCCCATAGCTTGACTTGTTTTTAATACATCTGCTGATCTTCCATGTGTAAAAAAACATCTTTGACCATTGGCCATAGTAAGTGTTAAATCATCTATCCACTTCCATTTTTTAGTTCCTAGAAAATCTCCATAATCTCTTAAAAATTCTTTACTCATTCCATACTTTAATGCTCGTCTATAAACTAGACTAGAGTGGTTTGAATCTACTTCTGTAACTTCTGGAAATATATCTTCTAATTCTTTTATATATTTTCTAGCTTCTTTTAATTCGTGTCCAGCAGAATATAGATCAGGGTTACTATCGTGCATTGAGATCGCATGAAAGTCTAAGCTATCTCCAATATTAACAACTGTATCAGGTTTAAATTCTTTTTTTATTTCTTTTAAAAATTTGATTGCGTCTTTGTGATGATATGGAATGTGCATATCAGATATAATAAGTATTCTCTTATGACTCATACAATTAATACTTGTACTTATTTTTAAGTGTTTGTAAAGGTTTAGACTTTATCAAGCAAAGTTACTATTACATAACCCATAGCACTTATTAATGAGCCTGTGCAGATTAGTAAAATCTTTTCTAATCTCTTAACTCTTTCTTCTATAAGACTAATTTTTTGATGGGTTAATTTCTGCATGATACGACATAGCTTTTCGTGTGATTCTATTTTTTGTAAAGCTGTTTTGCTCATTTGTTTTTCATTTTAATTTCTTAACTTTCCACCAGACCATTTAGTATCTGGTAATCCATTAGTATATGATTTTCCATCAAATGTTAATACTTGTTTTCTATTAGAACCCTCTGAATATGAAACATGAATCCAACCACTATTTGCTTCGCCTGTATAATACTCTAAAATTAATTGGTCAAAATCACAATGGTTTTGAATCCATAAAGCTACTTCAAGATTAGATACACCAGCTATTTCAAAATCTACTGCTTCTCCTTTTGCGTGTTGTGATGTTTTTTTTGAACCTATTGCTTCACATAATTCTTCTGACCTAAATCCGCTAGTAATCGTAACAGCTTTATCATCAAATTTAGCACGACATTTTTCTAATATTTCATGACAAATATCTCCTAGATTTTTAATCTCTCCACTACCAGCTTTATTTTTTATACCGAGTCTAATTCCTGTACTTGATTTTTCCATCTCCTCTAAAGAAAAATTTTTTGAAAGTTGCATAACTATCTCCTATGTTGATTATCTCGCAGTAGCTGGTACACCAGTTGATGTTGTGAATGGTTGTTCAGCGAAAGCCATGTAGATAAAGGTATCTCCATTTCCATTTCCATATGCACCTGATGTTGTTCTAATTTTAATTCCATTACTGACAAAATCATACTTATAACTTGCTCCTGAAATATCTGCTGAATTGCTATTTGGCTCTAATATTCTGTCTTGTGGATTAAATGAATTACTTCTTCTATTATCAAGTAAAAACCATTCTCCTGTTGAGTTAGTTCTTTTACCTAAAAAAAATGCTGGTTTAAATCCTGTATAAATAAATGTTCCATCAGCATTTCCATTTCCAATGTAAGAACCCATAGAACTGAAGCCTTTTTTTTCTGCGAAGCAGTAGGCAATAATATTTTGTGAACTTTTATTTGTTTGAGTTGATCCATCTATAGTAAAAACTGTGCTTGATGGAACTGTTATGCTGTCATCACTTTTTGCATCAGTTGTATTTAAAAATAAATTGTCTAAACTTCCATCTATTGCAGTTGTAACCACTCTCCAATTCTGTGATTCACTTCTGTTTTTATAAAAAATTACTGATGGTGCAGACCCTAAGCCATGACCTACTGTTGCTGCACTTCCTGTTCCTGTATAAGACACAATACTAAATCCACTTGTAGTATTAACTGAAACTGTAGAACTTATAGTACCATCTGTATTAGCTGAACCTGCACCATTTGCTTTCCAGTTCCATGATGCGAAAGTACCAGAAGAATTATTTGCATCTCCATTTGTACCTACTGTAAATCCATCACTATCAAATGAAGAAAGTTTTTGTGCGTCTGTGCTTTCAGCATTAACAGTATTAGAATTTAAAACTTTTGTAGCACCAGATATTGCATTGTGTAAATGATGAGCTGTTGCAACGTTTCGTCTTTTAATCCATGTAAAATCTGGTTGAAATCCAACACCTGTAATAGCATTAGAACTACCTGTTCCATTATAAAGTTTAGTATTAAAATATAATCCTGGATCGTCTATTGTTGTATAAACTGCCATTTAACCTCCATATGCTCCTAAATTTTTTGTACAAAGTGCCAAGAAATCTTTACTACCTTCATCTGTTGTAACTGTAGGATTATATTTAAAACTACCATATCCATTTGCGTCACTATAAGCTGTTACTGCTGCACCATCAATAGAACCTTGTCCAAAATTAGTTGAGTATTTATATGTTCCAGAAGTAAATTGATCTCCAAAAGCAAAAAAATATTCTCCAGTTAAACTTTCTTTTCCATTAAAAGATATTCCTGTTGAGTTTGTTACTGAACCATTCCTACCCCAATACATTAATTCATTATCCATATCTAAATATAATTGAAAAAAATCTCCTTGAGATAACCCAGTTTTACCAGTTTGTAATCCAGCAGTTGTTGATCCACCAGTTCTATAATTTATTTTCGAATCCCAAGCTGATAACCAAAAAACTCTAGCAGAACTACTATATAAGGATTGTCCAGCACTATCTGATCTATCAGCAAATCCATAATCAGAATAAGTAAGTCCACCATCTACTGTTCCTGTTACTAATTTTCCTTCAACATACCATTTGCCACTTGATACACCGATTGTTGGAATACTAAAAAAACTTGAACCAGAGGCTACATTAACAGTAAGATTACCTTCTGAAAAAGTTGTGTTTGTACTTGGCATACCTAAAGGATTTAATGTTGCAAAATTATTAGTCGGTGTATCTGTAGCTTGATCTGTTGCGGCTAGATTAACTTCTGTTAAATCTGTTCCACCATTTGCATCGTTGCCTAAATTAGCACTATCTTCAAAATCTAAATAAAATCCATTCGTACCAAATGTTAATCCTGATACATCTTTCGGTTTCCAAATTGTCGGACTATCTTCATCAAATTCTCCAAAGGAAGTTGGTGTTAAAGCTGATCCATCTATAAAGCAAACTTCTGCCATGTAACCATCAAAATATAAAGTTGGTGTACCTATTGCTCTTGAACCAATTTGATGTTTGCTATCTCTATTAAAACCACCACACTCAAAGTTTTGAGCCATATAAGATGCACTATCAACTGCACCATCGCCTGTTAAAGAAGTTTCAACACTACCACCATTAATATAGATTTTAACTCTATTAGCGGCAACGCCTTGTGTTGTATCTACAGCAACGCAGATATGATACCAAGCTGAAACATCTCTAAATAATCTTGCTGTCGATACAATGGCATCTTCAGTATTTCTAAAATTAACATATAATCTATCATCTGCTGAGAATCTTATACCATCTGGTCTTGTAGCATCATCAGCATTATAAGATGAAAAAAATGTCTGTATTCCTAAAACACCTCTTTTTATCCAACAACTAAATGTAAATGTTCTTCTATTTCCAGCACTTCCAGGTGTCTTGTGCATATAAGCACTATCGCCATCATTAAACCTACATGAGTTGGCTACTTCATAACCACCACCTAAAGATGAAGATACATTTCCTGTTGCTATTGTGGGTAACATTAAATCTCCAATGTTGGAAACTCGCCTAATGGTCTTTCCATAACAGGATTTTCTTCTGTGCCTGTATTAACATATTGATATAAAGTTGCTAAAGCATCTACATCACTTGCGTTATTAATAGCAGTTTCCATTGTATTTGATTTTGTTCTTACGTTTGATCTAAAAGTTGTAACAGCACTTGGTACTGAATAACTTTCTACATCAGTTGCTTTTAAAATATACCAATCTGTCGGAGTTAATAATCCACTTGCTTGTTGTTTTATAATATCTTTCTTTTGAGATTTTAAACCTTTAGTAACAACTTGATCTCCATTATCATCTAATAAAGGTTCTCCAGCTTCATCAACTTCATTTCTATCTTCTAATAGTTTTGCTGTTGCACTTCCAAAACTTGCTGTTGCTACTCCATCTGCATAATTAAAAGATTGATTTGTATTATTGTAATATTCTTCATCTCGTTTGTTTGAATTATCAATTACAATTTCATAAATTCCAATGGCTTCTCTTTCTGCGTTACTCCATCTAAAAGAAAATATATTTCTTGAATAACGAGTATCTCCAATAACCATTCCTTTTGGATTATTAATTGTTTTTACTATTGTGTTATCTTCTATTAATGCCCACATATTTTAACTTTCACTTAAATTTAATGTTCTACCAACTTCTTGCCAAATTGCTCCATTGTATCTAAAGACAAAAATGTCAGTTTTTGCATCTGTGTCTGTTGTAGTAGGTTCTGTACTTGCCGCAAATTCAAATACTGTGTTCCAAGCAATAGTGTGCGCTCCGTTATAATTAATTTCTAAACAAATAAAAGCACCCTCTACTCCATTACTTGGTGCAGAAAATGTAGTGTTCTCCGTAGTGATATGTACTGCGTTTGATTTTGCTTGTGCGTCCCATGCTACTGCATTTGATGATGATGTAATTGCTTGTTGTGGAACATAAGCCATATCATTAAATTTAATTGCTCCTGTTCCATTTGTTGTAAAATCTATTGCTCCATTTGCTCCATCTGTAATTTGAATTGTTCCAGAGTTAGTTCCACTATTTGTATTTAAAATTAAATCGTTTGCTCCACCTGTTGTTACTGTTAAAGTTCCAGCACCATTTGAAGTTAGAGTTGCTGCCGCACCACTATCTCCTACTTTAGCTGTATCTCCAGCAAGAACGACATCTCCTGTTCCTTTAGGAGTTATATTAATATCAACATTTGTATCAGTACCAGTTGCAGATAAAGTTGGGCCAGCACCAGTTGCTGCATTTGCGATTGTAAATTCATTAACTGCACTTCCTGTTTCTGAAAATTTTAATAATTCTAAAGTACCATCTCCAATAGCATTACCATTAACATCTAATTGACCACCTAGTTGTGGAGAGGTATCATTCACTATATCAAAAGTAACTGAACTGTCTGTCCAATCAACTGTGTTAGCTGTTGTATTAATTGTTCCTAAAGTAATATCATCAGTTCCATCAAAAAATTTTAAAACATGAGCAGTTGCACCACCAGAAGTGTCTAGCCAAATCGTACCAGCAACAGCACCACTTGGTCTTGATGTACCAGAGTTAGATGTATTTATTGCAGATAAAACATTATTTATATCTGTTCTTACTGTTGGAAATGAATCGTTAGCTATGTTATAATCGTGCTGTGCCATAATTTTTATTTATATCCCTTTTAATACCCTTTTGCAATATAATCAAATACTTTTGATACTGATGTTCCACTTGAATTTTTAAAGGTTACATTAAATCCATTAATAGTTTTTGTATCTACTAAAAAGAAATCTCCTGTTGCCATTCCTTGTCCTGTAATTCCAACTGCATAATTATCAGTTTTATAAGGGTTTGTAAATGTAACAGTTTTAGCACCAGCACCAGAAGTTATATCATTTCCACTAAATATTCTATCTTCCATATCTATTGTAACTGACACTTCTTCTACAACAGGAGTTGAAGCTAAATCGGTTGAAGTTAAAATAACTCTAAATTTAAAATATCTTGCTGTGTAATTTCCTATAACAAAGTTCTGAAAAGCTGTGTATGTAGAGTTATCATCACTTGTTGCAATCTCAATATGTGCGTTAGAATTAGATGGTGTATCTCCATCAAATGCACCAGAAGCAGAATCAAAATTACCACTTCTATTATCAAATAAATCATCAGGGTCAGATGAAGTTTGTTTCAAACTAGCTGTAAGTCGGCAAGTATGTTTAGCACCTATATCAACTACATCTGCAAATAAATAATTACCACTTGCATAAAAATCTGCATTAGCAACACCTGAATCAAAAAATCTAGTTGTTTCTGCATCAAAATTTCCACTAGCTGAATCAAATAATTCTGATGAATCTAATCTTAAAGTATCATCTACTATTGCTGTATTTGTTAGTGTTCCATCAAAATCTGGGTGTTCTGATACTGATGTTATTGCATTAAAATTTTGAATTGATGTAACATTAGAAATAATACCTGTTGCGTTAGAACTAAAGTTTCCTAATTTATCTACTGCTTTAATTAAATAAGTTCCAACTCTAGCTGGTACATTAATTGAAGTTGCTGGTCTTGATACTTTTTCAACTAAAGATACAGAGTTTGCCCAATCTCCTGTTCCATCTGTTACAGAAGAATATCTAATTTGATAATAAGCTAAATCTAAATCTGCTACTTGTGTCCAGCTTAAATGTGCTTCTTGTCCTAAAATATTACAAGCAAAATCATCAACATCTGAGGGTGGATCAATAGCACCTACAATAGTTCTAGTTGCTGTTACATAAGTTGATGATACACCCATAGAGTTGACAGCTTTAACTCTTACATTATAAATTTTTTGGTCAATAACATTTAAAACTCTATGAATTAATCCTGAACCTTGTGCATAAATAATATAATCTGAATCTGTACTTAATTTATATTCCACTTGGTAATAGTCCACAAATTTATCTGTACTTGCACCAACAGTTACATTTAAAGCTACAATTACAGTTCCATCATTATATTCAATTAATTCATCATCTAAAGTAACACTAGCTGGTGGTTGGATAGTATAAGGGTTAGGTAAATTAGTAGATGGAGTTGATGATACTTGTGTTTTAGTTGCCCAAGTATAATGTGCGTCTTGGTGTTCCATTAAGTCTAAACCTAATGTAAAATCTGCATTAAAATTAATTCCTAATACTCTAAATTGTTTGTTTGAAAATCCTAAACTAGAATGTGTTACTCCTAAAATATCTCCTATTGCTACATCATAAGCACTAAAGCTAACATTGATTGTTAAACCTAATGCTTCTCTTGATCTTCTTAATATAACCTCTGCCATCTCCAAACTTTGGTATGGCGAAGTCAATGTTTTCATGTCAAATCTTCCCTCTAATAATATATCCCCATCAGCAGTTTTCATAGTTGCGTGTCTATCTGCTGAGGTATAACCACTATCATCTATTTCAGGAAATTGTACTTCATCAACTTGATAGTTTCTTGCTGGATTAACATAAGAAATAATTACTCTATTATATTTTGAATTTTTTGTTGGACTTGATAAAGTATAACCACCTATAATATCATCTTCTGTAACTGTTATTGATGATGAGCCTGTTGTTTCACAAATTAATTTATATTTTCCTGAAACATAAGGTAAATAACCTCTACAACCTTTTAAAAATTCTCTAACATTATCTATAACAGGACTTGATGTGTCTATAATGGCATTACAATCCATAACATCTATTGTAGTTGAACCATAAGCTGTAACATCTGTATCACAAATTCCTGAAGCAGTATAAAAACTTGGTATATCAATATTTGCTATTGCTAAACCTTTTCCATATCTTTCGTTTGTTAAATAATCTAATAAACACCAAGCTGGATTATCTGAATATGTAGCAGTTTGTGCAACTGAACTTGAATTATAAGCAACAACTTTTTTTCCTTGTACTATTGATTGAACCTTTGGTATTCCTGTAAATGCGTCTGCGTTCCAAGTAAATTTTAAAGCTAAATAAGAAAGACCTGATAGTTTATGTGTACTTCCCCAACTAGATAATGTTGATAATAATGATGATGCAGATTGTCCATCAGTTCCATAATGAGGTTCTACTGTAATTAAACTTGCTGAATCTTTATAAAAATTACTATCTCCACTTCCTACTGTTCTTTGTGTATTATCTGATAGATCGCCTGACCATGTTACAGTTTTATCATCTATTTTAATTGAAGTTATATCGTTTATTTCTCCTTCTGATAAAATTATTGCCATATATAAATGGGTGTTATCTGTACCTGAAGTTTCCATAAAGACTCTAGTTCCACCAATCATTCTTGTTCCATAGATTACAGGAATATTTGCGTCATTAGATTGTTTATTTAATAAGATACCTTTTTCGTAATTATCAAAATCATTAGTTCCAAAGTCTGGCATTTCAGGAACTTTAGGTCGCATTAACCAAGCTAACGCAACACTAATAACTAAACCTACTATTGGATTCATGTTTAAAACTGTTTTAGTTACCCAACCTACAACAGAACTTAATACTCCCATTATGCTCTACCCCATTTAATATCTTGTACTGTTTCAGAACTAAAATCCATTCCTACATCTGCACTAAAGAATCTTTGTTGTGATGTGTTGTTTGTTTTACGACCATTCTTTTTATCAAAATCTGCCCAATGAGATACAACACTTAAATTAACTGCACTATCTGTTTCAGATTCATTCACACTAAAACTTTCTATGTTTCCAGCATACAAAAGAAATGGATCAGCAATAATAGAATTATCATCAGCTAATAAACCTCTATAAATAGTTACAGCATCATTAACTACATTCTCTGCTAAACAAATTGATATAAATGATTGATCTGCACCTGATAAAGATATTGTTAAACTTGATTTAGTTACATCTGCTTGTTCAGTAAAATTAGAAAAACCTAATATAAAATCACTTACTGCATAAGTAACTGAACTACCTGATATAGAAGAAATTAATGGAAATGAGCAATCAGTAATATTGACAGGAGTACCAAAGCCAAGTGTGATAAGATGGAATGGTCTAATATCATTTGTTGCTAATTCGTTCTTTAATGCTGTTGTCAGGCTTCTCGTCATGTTCCTCAAATGTTCTTCTGTTAATTTTTACTGTATCATTGACCATATAACGAGCATTTTTAGATGGTTCGCTATACTTACCCTGATTAAAGGATTGAGAATTAAAATCATCAGCATCTATTATTTCTTCAGCTAAAAAATCAACACTTATCCAATACTTAACTTTATATTTCATCTACAATGCTTCTTCAACATCAAATTGATACTCGTAATATAATTTGCCTTCATTATCTGCACCTGATACTCCAAATTCTTGAATGTCAGTTGTTAAAGATACTGTAAATGGAACATTGTCATATGTAACTACTGAATCGTTTGCTAGTGCTACAAGTAAAGGTGGCTCTATTGTAACTGTTGAAGCATTACTAGAAGCCTGAACATCTGCTACAACCATATAAACTTTATTATGTGAAGCAAATTTTATAAAATCTCCAGCTTTGAATGCGTGTGGATTATCGTTGTGGTGTCCGTCCATAGCAATGGTTGTATCTCCAACTGCGTGAACTCCGTTAACTAAAACTGTACCTGACTCGTTACCTCTAGCATCTTCAAGTTCTGGTGGGATAATTGTAAAGGTTTCTTTCTGGCCTCTTTGTTTCATTATAAAAGCCATCAACTCTCCATAAGTGCTTGATCTTGTTCCTGTAATAATTTGAACTGTAAAAGCAAATCTTTGGTTATCTATTTGTCTAACTAATCTTTTACCTGATACTGATTTAGATATAATAGTATTTTGAATTGACTTTATTCCTAAAGTTCCAAATTTAGCAGTTGATATAGGAAATGCACCTGACATTATATTATACTTTTTGCACCTCTCTCATTAACAGCTTGATTAATTAATTGAGTTATAGTTCCTCTGCTTTGAGTTAATAGTTCATTAAATCCTCTAGCATCTACTGTGTTAATATTAAAATTAACTGTTGTTGCGCCACCACTTGTACCTCTAGCTGATTGTTGTATTTGACCTGATTGGTTAGGTACAAATAATTCAGCACCTTGTTCTCCTACCATGTATGGTTGTCCTTTTGATACTGCACCACCTGATGCTTTTTTCCCACCACCAAAAAAACTTCCAATAGCACTAAATATACTCCCACCACCACTAACACCACTTAACATAGCTTGTTTTTTCTTTTCATTAGTAATCATTTTTTCTATTGCAAGTTCAACACCTTTTCTTGCAACAACTTCAATTAATGCACTTATTATATTTGCTAAAAATTTCTGTGCCATATTTCTTAATGTATCCGATAATTTTTCTCCAAAAACAAATGCTCTTGCAAGACCTTGAGACATTGTTGTAATACCATTGTTAATTCCCTCTGATATTGTTCCTTTAATATTTTTAAATTTACTTTCAACTTTACTTAATGATTTTTCATTTAAGTTTTGAATTTTATCCATTAGAGTTTCTATATGTTGGTTTTGATTTCTAATTAAACCATTTTCTCTACTCGTATTTTCCATTCTTTTTTCTAATTCTGCATTAATTTCTTTGTGAGTTTTTAAACCTTTATGTAATTCTTTTTGATGTTCAAATGCTTCAAACTTTCTAATGTTAGCACTATGTTGTAAAACCTTTCGTCTTTCTTCCAACATTTCTAATTCTGTTCTTAAACTTTTTAACTTTTTATCTATGTTAGGAGTATCAATATCTCCTAAAAGTGATTTTTGTAATTCAAGTTCACTTACTTGATTGCTAATTGTATCAACTGCTAAAGTTACTTCTTTAAGGTTATCTATATCAAAAATACCCATTCTAACTTTAGATTCCTTAATTAAATCCTGTACTTTATCAACAAATAAACTAACACTTGCTAATGCTACTAATCCTTTTTTACCAAATAAAAATGCACCTATAATTCCACTTTGTTGTATAAAAGGTGGTAAAGCCATAAAACCATCTGCTATACTTCTCATAATCATTCCAATTTTTTCTAAAGTAGGAATTAAATCTTTACCTATTTTAACTACAGCAACCATTCCTTTTGCTAAATTTTTTCCTATTGTTGTTGCTATCTGATCTAATTCTTTTGCGTTATCTTCCAAAAATTTATCTAAACTTCCAAATTGTTTTTTAAGTTCTTCAAAAAATCCAGCTTCTAATATTACCTTTTTAAAATTAAATACTTTATCTCCAATCATAGACATAGTACCCTCAAAAGTTTTTGCTAATTCATCTGTAGCTTTTCCAAATCTTCCATCTTTTCCAAAAACCTTTTCAAATGCTTGTACTGTTTCTTCAATAGTTACAGTTGCACCAGCTTTAAAGCCAAGCATATTTCTAACACCTTTTTCTCTAAATAAATCTGCTGCACCTATACCAGCACTAAATGATCTTTGTATTTGTTCTCCAGCAGTTCTAAAATCTAATCCTGTTACTGCTGCAACATTTCCTGTTATCTCTAACATTTCTTGTAAATCTTCTGCATTATCTGTTACTGTTGCAAGAATACCAGCACCTGATTGTATTTGTTCCAATGAAAAAGGAACTTTAGATGCAAACTTGGTCATATTATCAAATGCCTTTGCACCTTCATTAGTATCTTTTAATAAGAACTTTAATCTAACTCTTAAATTCTCTAATTGTTTTCCTGTATTAACTAAATTTCTAACAACAAGACCAGCACCTAAACCTAAAAAAGCATTTCTTAAATTAAATACAGAATTTTTTAGTCTTCCTAAAGATTTCTGAACACCATTTAAAGCCTGTTTGGATTTATCTTTTGCTACTATGTCTATATTGAGTTTTTGTGCCATTACTTAAATTTCCTTGCTTCTGCTAGTGATTGACTTGTTTTATACTGTTCTTGTTCTTTTTTCAAGTATGCTAACCAAAGATTATAATGACTAATAGGCATATCAAGAACTTGTTGGATTGTAATGTGTAATCTATCTGCTACGACTAAAAGCGACCTAATCTCAGGGTCGCTATTTACTTTTTTTCGGCTTCCTCGTGACTAGTATCTAAAAGTATTTGATTAGCAATAGTTGAAATAACATTTGTATCTGCTTTTTTTCTAAGTGCAAATTTATCTTCTGGACTAAAGGCTTTAATCATTTCGCCTTTATCGTTTTTGACTTGCAACTTCATTATAAGCAAATCTACAAGAATAGTTAAATCTTGAAAATTATTAGACTTCTTAAAGATAATGTTTTTTTCTTCAAGGGTTAATGGCTCTGAATAAAATACACTCGGATTACCATGCTCATCTTTCCACTCCTCAACTTCAATAGTGATAGTTTTAAGAGTTTCAAAATGAGATTTAACTCTATCAATAACTGACATAAATTAAGATTATACAGTTCCTATTGTAAGTGCACCTGTGCCTTGAAAAGTAACAGTTCTTGAAATAATTGCGTCCATTGAGTTATTAACTGACATTCCTGTAACAAGTCCTGTTCCTGAAAAACTTCTATCGCCACTTGCGTTACCCTCAGGTAATAAAATAAATGAGATTGAAGCACCAGCAACTAAAGTTGTTTGAGGTGTATCAGTTTCGTCAAAGTGCATTTCTAAAGTACCAGAGAATGATGTTCGACCAGCAACAAATGATTTAGTAGCATCTGTTAAAGCTGTATCTTCTACAACATCTCCTGTAGTTTCAAGTGTGAATGATGTTAGTTCCCCAACACCAGTTCCACCAGCAGTAACTACGCCTTCTTTTCCGTGATGTGTTGCCATTTTTTATCCTTATTAGATTGTGTTTGTTTAGTTTCTTTTTCTTGCTTATAGCCTAAACTTATAAAATGTTCAAGATTAGATTCATTAATAACTATCTCTGAATTACCTTTATATAATTTAATATCTTTAGCCATAAGTCCTTTTACAGTTTATCATCTTCTTCGTCAATATCTTCTTCATCTTCGTCAAAATTATCATCATCTAAATCTTCTTCCCACTCTTTACTTTCATCTTCTTGGTTTTCTTTTAATTCAGCTAATAAGTCTTTTACTTCTTCACATAACATAGACTCTTTATCGTGCATTTTTTCTATTTGATCTATTTTTTTTTCTATTCTATTTATAATTTTAGTAGTCATTTATTCTCCTATGGTGTTCCAGCTTGATATTCGTACATACATCTAATAGTCATTCTTATTCCACCAACAGGAAATAAAGAACCCTCGTCAGTTTCTACTTGTATAACTTCAGAATCAAGTGCATTACCACTTCGAGTAATATCAGTTTCTATTGCAGTTTCAATAGCTGTAATTAATTCATTTCTTTTAGTATCTATATTGGCCTCTGCACCTTTTACAAATCCTAACACTACAAAATCAATCGTACCATGCCTAGTTTTAGCACCACTTCCTAATTCAGAGTCATCTCTATTTTCTTCTGATGTTTGTACTATTACTGCTGGATATTGTTTATCTGATAATTCGTCTAATAAAAAAGGTTGTCTAGTTGCTTTTATAATATCTGGGCTAGATATATTAGATAATACAGTTAATAAATTAGATGCTATGTTTTCTCTTACACTCATATTCTTGCTTTCCTAAATTCTTTTGCAACAAATCTGTTAAATTGTTTTCTTATTATATTAGCAGTTCTATCATTAAATCCAAAAAATTCCCTCTTATTTTTTCCTAATACCTGATTAAATACTGCTCTTTGCCTCATCTGTGCATTACTAAAATTAACACTAACTTTATTAGTTCCTGTTTTTCTAATCGTTCTACCAGATGGAGTTAATGCACCTAACATTCTACCACTATAAAATAAATCTACTTTTGTTGATTTACCCTCTCTTTGTAATTTTTTTAAATATCCTGATGAATATGGAACAAAAGGTATATCTCTAAAATCTATTCCTTTTTGTGTTTTAGTTCTAATAATATCTAGTAATTGAAAACCAGCTTGTAGTATTCCTTTTTGGATTATGCCTTTAAACTTTTTCTCTATTCTTTTAAATCTTTTTTCGACAAATTTTGCGTTAGTTTTGATCTTTAAATCTAAAGCCATTATCTAGTCAATCTTCTAAATCCATGTAAAGGTTCTCTCTCGTTTGCTACAATAGTTCCAGAAGAATCTACATCATATTCTACACCATCTTCTAATATCATTCTCCATTCGATATTGTATTGGCTCATATAATATTCAGCCATTCTTTCAAATCTATCTTTTTCTGTTTCTGGTCTAAATTTAGTTAATGCTGGTAAATAGAATCTTCCAAGAAATAGATAAACACCAGCACGTTCAAACTGATCTAGGTTAACTTTTGTATTAACCATTTCTGCTGTGTTAAGAACTGTAATATCAGTAAATATATTTGTTTTATATACAGGCCACCATTCTACTCTTAACTGTCTTAAAATATCATTAGTAGTTTGTGCTAAAAAATTAGTTGTTTCAGTAGCTGTTGTAGAGATACCAAAATCAAACGCATCAGGTTGATACTTTTGTATATCTGATGTTGTGATAACGTTAGCACCTGTATAATTAGCCATAATTTACTTCCAAATTAAATAAGCAATTACTAAAACTAAGGGTATTGAATACATTGGGTTATTTTTAGCTTTAATCCAAACCCATTTAGACCACTTTTTAGCTTTCATTATAATTATTTTATTCATCTTTTTTCTTTCTTTTTTTTGTTCTCTTTTTAAGAGGTATTACTTTTGCTTCATTTTCATAGGTCTTATCAACCTCGTTAATATTCTCTTGTACATCATTAGATGTAACTTTAAAACCTCTAAAATCATACATAACTTTATTTGTTTCGTAATCTATTTCAGTTCTTTTAATTGTTTTGTTACCTCTAGTTAAGGTAATCATTTTTTGATTTGATAATACTAATTTAACCATTTTATTCTCCTATTTAATTTTGATGTAAGGGCGATTTCTCGCCCTCACAAAGTATCATACTATTGGATAGATGAATCGTAATGTAATTCAATTCCGTAAGTGTCATGGATTT